TGATGATCTGGACGTCGTTCAGGTAGGCCGTAACGCCACCACCGAAGCCCTCGTAGCTCGAGAAGGCACCCTTGACCTTGATGGTCGAGCCAGCGATGCGCTGCAGGCCTTCCGTGTTGCGGATCGGGTTGCCCTTGGCATCGAACAGCTTCGGCTTCTTCTTGCTCTTGAACGTGAAGGTGACCGTGTCGTCATCGTTCTCGACGAACGGCATCTTGATACCTTCCGGCATCACAACCTTCTTGGTCTTCTTGTCGAGGACAGCGAGTTCGTTTGCTTCCTCACGCGCCAGGTCCATGAGGGACTCGGCTTGCGCTGCCGGGATGGTGATGCTCGTCTTGTACTTGCCCTCGGCATCGAACTTGGTGTCCGGAGTGACGAGGTTGGAATAGCCTGCAGCGCCCTTCGGCGTCGTGAAGTTTTTCATGAAGTGTGGTTCTCGGGGTTGGGTCAGTCGTTGAAGTAGGGGTCTTGCGGGATGAAGGCGTTGCGGCCTTCGAGGGAGTTGAGGTCGTAGCCGAGGGCCATGAAGCCCACAGCAACGTCCAGGGGCATCGGGTCAGCGGTGCCGAATTCTTGGTCGTCCATCGTGTGTTCCGTGATGTTGTACAAGATCGTGTTGTACAGAAAAACAAGCGGGCCGGAATTGGCCGGGTCTTTCTTTCTATAGTGCGTCCTAAATGCAAAAAGGCCCCGTAGGGCCTTGTATTACGTGGTGTTGTACAGATTATGCGAACGCGTACGGCGACTGCTTGATCAACTGCAGGTCCAGGGTGCCCTTCGCGGGGAGGCCTAGCTTACCGAGGTCCTTCATGCTCTTCTGCAGCTTCGTCATGACAGCAGCGTCCTCGCACGTCGAGACCAGTTCCATCATGTCATCGACCGCATTCGTCAGCACGCCCTCGAGCGGCTCGTTGTCTTCGTACATCTCAACGAACGCTTCGCGGATCATGCGATTGAACTTGGGCATCTGATTAGGCAAGGCCGCGAACGAGTCGTGGATCAGCAGGAAGTCGTTGATGCCATTGTCGACGCACTTGAGCACGCTGAGGCCCAAATGCGCACCATCGAGCGAATGCACGAAGTTCGGGGCGCACGAATTTCTGCACTTGTGCTCCAAAAGCTCCTTGGTGTAGCCCATGACAATCTGCGGGTCATAGCGCACCGGGACGTTGACATCACGGCTCCACAGGGTCATCTTCAGGCGCTTGACGTTCGGCTTGTAGTACGCGTTCTCCACCGGGAGGCCGAGGGGGGTGACCCATCGCATCGGGATGTTGTGACGCGCCAGGATGCCTGCGACCTTCTGCAGCCATTCCATCGCATCAGCAGCGGCCTTCACGGTCTCCTTCACAGCCGCCATGATGTGCGCAGCCAGGTAGTGCGCAGCCGGTACTTGCTCTGCCCACTCGGTGCCGAAGATCTCGCGGCCTTTACCTTCAACGTCGATGATGTCCTCGACCAGCTGGTCCGCGAAGCCTTTTTGCTTGCTCCCGTACACGAACGTCATAACGGCACGCTTGCAGACCTTGCGGTCGATGCCGTAGTCGATCCACTTCTGCGCCCACTGGGCCTTCTCCGGGTCCATCAGATCAGCCTGGACCAGCGGCAGCACGATGGTCGATGCCTTGCGGTAGACGTCCTGCGGGAGTTCCGAGGGCAGCAGGTTCACATAGCTGCCACCTTCCGGGTCACGGAGGAGGGCAGAGAAGTGCTGCAGGCCCGAGCACGAACCGTCGACGGCGACCGGGATGTGACACACGTAGCCTTCGGGATCCTTCATGTAGCCGTCGAGCGCCAGGCACGCGGCCAGGTAGCAGAACGGGCTGTCAGCGCCTTGCCACAGGGGCAGTGCAGCCAGAGGGTCTTCAGCGATAGCGCGGACGGTCGACAGGTTCTCGTCAGTCCACTGCACGCGACGGTCGTGAGAGGCCTTGTCCATGGCGAGACCATCCACTTTGAACGCGCCAGTCGTGGCCACGTGCCACTTGAGCCAGTAGACGCCGTCCTCGTTCAACACCTCGCCTCGGGCCAGTTCATACAGCCCCTTCGCGAAGTCCGCTCTCTGATGATTTAGACCCGGACGCGCATAAACGCGACCACGCCAATCGTCCGTATGCGGCTGCCATAGCGGAGCGCCAACATACTGCTTGGCTTCAGCGATGGCCGACCGGATTGCGTTGCGCTTGGCGCGGATGGCCGCGTTGTCCTTGCGCATCTTGACGGCCTTCTTCGGCTCCTCGTCCTTGGCGATCTCGAGCGGCTTGCCCGGGACCTTGCCGACAGCGATGCCCGACACGAAGCAGTGCTCGAGAACCTCGAGAACCTTCGCATTGAGCATCAGGGGCACGTCCTGGACAGCATTCAGGGCACGGACGAACGGGGCGTTAGCTTTCGCGGCCTCGTCGATCAGCTTGCGGACCTTCTTGTTAGGCGTGGACACAAGCGGGACCGTCTTGGCGACCCGTTGGTCATTGTAGGCACCAGTGTCGAGGGCGGTCCAAGGGTTCGGACGCGTAACCATGGGCTGGTAGACCGGGTGCATGAACTGCTGAATCTCAGTCATGTTGTCCATCTCGGTCTGCGCGGCCTCGGTGAACTTCAGGGTCGTGCCACCAGTGAACTCATCGCCTTCAACCGTATGGAACATGTCCATCGCGGGCAGGGCAATGTTGATTAGGTTCAGGCCAACCTTGATGAACTCGTCGGGCGTGCGCTCTTCGCCAGCAGCCTCGAGCAGGTCGACCCCTTTCTTCTCGCCAGAGCGGGCCGAGGTGACCTTGCGACCGACCAGCTTCTGCAGTTCGGCCTTGGCTCCCTTGTCCTTCTCGGCCTTGGCTTGCTCCGCGAGCTTCAAGCTGGCCATCTCGGCCTCGACCTCGAAACCGATGGTGTGCGCCATGTCCGTGACCGTGCGGTCGATGGCCGCGCCGTTGAACAGGGTACGCAGGGTGATCGCCGTGAGAAGCTCATGGTCGACCATCGCCAGCACAGCAGCGTGAGCCGCAGGGCGACCACGGCCCTTGGCAGCAACCTCGGCAGCAGCCGTAGCGAACGCCACGACAGCCTTCTGGAAGGCCGAGGAGAACAGCTTGTTCTGGTTGCGAGCGATGTCCCCTGCATACAGGGCACGTTCGTTGTTGTCGGCGTAGCGTTGGGCACCACGCTCGATCATCGACGCTTCGAGATCAGCCTGGCGGGCGTAGTTCAGATCGAGATCAGTAAGGTTCATGTGGTGCTCCGTGGTGTTCGTTGAGTTGTTGCTATCTTACCGTGCGTCACCGCACAATGCAACACGAAGTTGTACAAGAAAAAGGTTGCGGTGCTATAGTGCGGCCTAATTCCAACCCCTTGATTTTTCGTGAGATTCGTTAGAGAGCCTCTGGGTGAATTAGGACGCACTATAGAAAGGGGACCCTTCGGGTGTCCTTCGGACGCAGACCAGCAATGAAGAACGAATTAGGACGCACTATAGAAAGGAGACCCCATCAAGGGGGTAGGGGGTCCTTAGAGACCCTAGGATCCTTAGGGTTATTCCTAGGACCATAGAACCTGAGAGTGTTTTTCATTAAGGGTGTTTTTCTAGGATCAACCTAGGGACACCTGATGTACCTTTGGATCACCACGAGAGTCCCCAGGACCCTACACACACCGAGGCGACACAGCGCCAACAGCAACCATAACTATGGTCGCCCTCGGGAATACTAGGGACTCCCGTGATGGTCCTTTTTCCTGTACAACACCGAACAATACAACATGGTGTCGTGTACACACAAGGATGTCAGTGACTGACGAGAGCCATGGAGTCACCGGTGGTGTGCAATGCCCCACAGAATTCCCTCCAGTTTCCTCTACAGAATCTTCAGTAGATACCGTAAACTCCTGGTACACCACGGAACACCAAAGGTCACTGGGGAGACCAACATGCACTTCATCATCGGCTTCGTTCTACTCGTCCTGGCCTTCGGGTTGTTCCCGAGGGTAGCCCTGGCCTTCACGGTCCTTGGTGCAGCAGGTATCGCAGCGTTCTTCGCTGTGCTCCACTTTCTACCCTAGCCCTCCCATACCAGCCGGGAGGGTCCCCCAAGACCATGGTGCAACGCCATGGCCTCGTCTACCCGCAATAGGTAGGCTCGAGCGTGCCCTTTCGATTGTTCGGCCATCCACCGTAACCGGATACTCTCTCTCGCTCCCGAGAGGGCACCCTCAAGCCAATTTTCCAGCAACGTGAAAATGGTCTTTTCCCAAAGGGCCAAAGAATTTTTACGGGGGCCTACTTTCGTAGCCCTAAATTTCTGGATTTTCCCCTACGGCCTCACGCTCTGCCCTCAGGGGCACCGTGGGGTTATCCTTCCAGTTCTCAGCCCGCCTCGGGCACACCCCCTCAGATCACCGGAATTCACCCCTCGTCGTGCGTCACCGAGCCTCACGGCAGACGTCAGGCCCCCTACGAAGCACGGATAGGGTTTGCAAGGCCTCCAATGGCCCGCCATGCCTCCGCTAGGGGTCGGTTGGTAGGGTAGTAGCCAAACCATCGGCAGGCCCTCAAAAGGGCTGTAAGAACTCCTGTGAAGCTTAATCGCCATTCGCTTCCTCGCTTGTCTACAGGCCTGTAGAGCGGCCCGCAGTGTGCCAAGCTATGTCGGCACCTCCAGACCCTCACGAACCCGTTAAACGGCCCTGTAGATACCCTGCATCACGTATGCACGGACGAACGCCTACAGCCCTGAGGGTTCCCAGGGTCTAAGGAGTACGGACGAGTGCCTACAGGCCCGCATGGAGCCTTTCTTTCTAAACCGTCGACAAATAGCAAAAGCCCCGCGTATTGCAGGGCCTCAGCTATTGACCGTCATGGCCGCGAATGATCCGGATTTTTCCAGGTAGTTCTATGGTGACTGTGCCTCCCATGGTTGACGATAGCTCCAATGCTAACGCCTGGGTCAGCGCGTGGACTAACTCAGGCGTGGGCTTGATTGCCCTGGCGTATGCCTCCAGGGCTTGCGATACGGGTTTAACGCTGGGGCGCATTGTTGGCACTTCAGTAGTGGATTACCTGTCCGTCGAGCTTGTCACACGCAGCGCCGAAGTTTGATGCGCTGCCGCTAAGTTTATCGACCACAAGCATTACCTTGTCTTCTGACACACTGCGACGCAAATCAACAATGGTCGCGCAAATGCCCCCTTCGTCATAGAGCTTGTACGAATTCCCGTGGTAGGGCGTTACTTTAAACCCGGCCTTACGGATGAATTTCTCAGCGGCTGTATTTGCGGGGTTTTTCATGCGGACACCTTAGCGGGTTGATACGTGGCGAACGTACCGTTAGAGTAACTCGCGCCATTGAGACCGGACGTTACCCGCAACACCTGCAGGGCGTGGATGATTTGGTCTAGGGTCATACAGCCCCAACAATTTCGTTTGCAGGGTTATCCAAGTACCGCACTGCCGCCTCTTCGCTTGCGAAAAACAGGAGCTTACGGGTCTCCTCATCCTGCGCGAGAGCCCCTGAGCTAAACCACCGGATGGAGTAGCTATCGTTGTATGGGGTAACTGAAAACTTCCTACGGCCCCTGGTTACTACTATGTATCCGTTACGGTCTCTTTGCATGATGGTCAGAGATAAAGAGTAAGCAACAGCCCCGCGCATCCCGCAAGGCAGAGAAAGACAGCCGCACCTAAAAGGAGCGCGGCAGGGTCGATTCGGTTAGCGATCATCGGCGCACGGTCTCAGGAAACATCTCAGCCGTGAACGAGCAACGCACGGGAGCGTGGACGTAATCCGGATCGTCTTCACGGAGTTCCGCTTCTTTCTCGTCGCGTGCTTCTTCGCACAGTTCATCGAACTTCGCCCAATCAACGCAGTCCTGCCAAGCGTTGTAAATGTCCTCATAGAGGTTTTCGTAAAGCTGCATATCCCATTCGCCAGCTTCTTCGCCTGTGGCGCGGATTGCCGCACGGATGAGTGTTTCGAATTGGTTGTGATCCCATTCGCTAACGTCACCCCAGGTTTCCCATTCGGGGCTGTAGAAAGAGTGGAAACCGTCACGTGACGTGTGGCGCTCCCGCGCTACTTCATCCATGGCCTTGCGGTTGATACTCGCGAACAGATCGCGGATTGCGCCAAGGTCAGCCCAGGCATACACGCGGTCCGTAGTGAAGTTGTATTCACGCGGTGATTGCATGCCTTCGAATTCCAGGGAAAGCCCCGGAAACACGTTGTGCTCGAACGCATCAGCGAACACGCCAACGTACGCCTTAGCGATGTCTGCATGTGCCTTGCTGTAGTCAGCACAACGCCAGAGGATGTCCGCAACGTCCGCTTGTTCCAGGCGCAATTCAACGGGGACGCACTCTTCAACTTGGCGATCTTCCGTGTAGTACTCTGCTTCGCGCTCTTCAACGGAATCCAGTTCCGAAGAGAAAACGGAGTTGTACATGCCAGCAAACGGAACTTGGACGATCACTCTTTCGGACATGGTTGCACCTTGGTTGGTTGGTCTCATCAGTCAGCGCCTTACGCTGAGACCCTCATTAGAGGGTTTCGACCTTGGTTCCCTTAGCCGATCACCGATGCACTAGTGACCGGCGGATGACTCTTCTGGACATTTTGATCCTGTATGACAGTGTGATGTGTTGTACAAGTCACATGCGGACCATTGCGGCCTTTATGCTCGAGACAGAGTAGGGAGCGCCGTCAGGGGTCTTCGTGATCCCTGCCGCATGCAGTTCGCGCAGCATGGCTTTTGCGCACTCTTCCTTACTGTACGAACGCTGTTTGAAGATCACGTAGTTGCGGGCCATGTTATACAGCGTCTCGTCATTGTTGATCCACACCGACACATTCCAGTGATTCCAGTTTCTGTGGCCGTTGTACCCGCTGCTCTTTGCCATTTTGTTTCCCCGTGGATTCGTTGAGATTCGTTAGTGTTCGTTACTGTTTAGAAGTACATGCCACTGAAGATTCGGGCTGCGAGGAGGCGCAGGGTTGACCACTGGATCACTTCGCACAGTTCATTAGCTGCGTGGCGACTGCGGACTTCGTTAAGCTTCGTTGCGGTCTTGCTCATCTCGTTACTCCTTTGTGTTCGTTGCTGCGATGGATGAACTATAGCAAAGCGTTTTGAGTTGTACAAGTAGGTACAGCAAAAAGATTCGTCTGCCTGTCGAAAACACGCCACGGTCAATCCCAGGCAACTATTTTTAAACCTCGGTCCCCTGTATCCCCCACGCCACGCACACATCACTAGAGGGATCACCACAGGCACCAATGCACCACTGGATCACCACAGGCCCTAAACGCCTGCAGATCACGCCTGATTCCATGTCCGTCAGATAGCCCATCTGATCGAATCCGTTACGAATCAATGGGTTGCAAAGGCAAGGCACACGGCGCGGCTCGAATCCCCCGCCAGACAGTACCCCCCATGGTCTCTATGGAAGGCTTTCCAAAACTCCGGTAAAGCCTCAGCCGTTGTTGTTGTTGTTGAGGATTGCTGAGTGGTGGCTTCCGCCCAAAACACAGACCCCCCCTAGGGTCCCCCACCGGTCCCTAAACTGACCTGCCCCCTTTTTACTACAGGTACCCCCCGGACCCCCGGAGGGTGCCCAAAGTTGTACAACATTCCCCCCACGCAACCCATGAAGAACGTCCACAAGTACCTGGCACACCCATGGGGCCGCGAGGTTTGGTTCACTCAGGACCCCAAGGCCCTAGCTGCCCTGGGCAAGAAGTTCAGCCTGAATACCGGCCCCGAGATCACCACGGATTCCATGGGCCTCTGTTGGGGCACCGCGACCCGAGTGCTCGTCATCTGGGTACGCCCAGGGGCTGACGTGTCCGTGCTCACCCATGAGTGCTGCCACGCGGCCCTGGACATCCTCGACTACGCAGGGATGAACCCGGCGCATTCCAACGGGGAACCCATGTGCTACACGCTCCAGCGAATGATTGAAGCGTTCGCACCCCATCTCCTCCCTCCTCCGGAAACGGAGACTTCATCTCAGAATTATTAAGGTGCCCTAGGGGCACACATCCCCAAGACCCCCATGGCACTCGAAACTGGTACATACATCTCGGACCTGGTAGCCACCAACCCGGTAGGCTCCGATCCCATCGCATACGCAGACGATCACCTCCGTCTCATCAAGTCGACGCTCCTGGCTACCTTCCCCAAGGTCAAGGGAGCGGTCTCCGCTACGCACGAAAACCTGTCCAACGGGACCCCGGTGGGTCTCATCGCCATGTGGTCGGGCGGCTCGATCCCGGCAGGTTGGGCACTCTGCAATGGCCAAACAGTGGCTAAGGCAGATGGGTCGGGCAACATCACCACGCCCGATCTCCGTGACCGATTCATCGTCGGCACCGGGGGTTCCTACGGGGCAGGGGCCACAGGCGGTGCAGCAACCATCATCCTCTCGGTAGCCCAGCTTCCCCCGCACAGCCACCCCGCCTCCACGGATTCCCAAGGTAGTCACCAACACACTGGACAGACAACCACCAACGAGGATCACGTCCACACGATGCCGAACCTCGGCTCCGTGCAAGCTGGTTCGGACAACGGGGGTGCGAACGTACCGGTCAGTACCGGGTACGGCTCGAGCCGCTACATGTCCCCTACGGATCCCGCAGGGAACCACTTCCACACCTTTACCACGGACCCTGTAGGCCCTCACGCCCACAACGTGTCAGTGGGCAACACGGGCAGTGGCGCGGCCATCGAGAACCGTCCCCCTTACTACGCCCTGGCGTTCATCATGAAGATCTAAGCCATGGCCATCGAATCCGCTCAGTACCTCAACCAACTCGTCGCGGCGAACCCGCTGTCGACCGACTCCGTGTCCCAGGCTGACGACCATCTCCGGATGATCAAGTCAGTACTCCTCTCCACGTTCCCGAACCTGGACAGCGCGGTCACCGCAACCCCAAAGCAACTGAACAACCCGGTGCCCCAAGGGGCCGTGATCCTGTGGTCTGGGGCGCTAACAGCGATCCCCACGGGATACGCGCTGTGCGATGGGACCCAAGGGACCCCGGATCTCCGGAACAAGTTCGTCATCGGGGCAGGGGACCAGTACGCGGTCTCCGCAATCGGTGGTGACGTTTCTACGGGCTTCAGTGGTGCTCACACGCACACTGAGAACCAGTCCACGGCAAACCTGCAGGTCTCCTCTCTCGCAGTCGCTGCGGGTGCTGGTCAGTCTGTGGTCTCGTCCGTGGTGGCCCAAGGTCACGTCCACACGATCAACCAGGTGGGCGACCACACGCACTCCTGCCTCCCTCCGTACCTGGCTCTCGCCTACATCATGAAACTGTAACCAATGACTCCCGAAAATTTCACATACTGGCTAAATGGTTTCGTAGAGTTGACAGGGTCGATACCTCCGTCTGAGGGGCAGTGGAAGTCGATCTGCGAACACCTGTCCACAGTGTTCTCCAAGGTAACGCCACCTGTTCAGGTAGCCGGTGGTGCCAACAACCTGCAGCAACAGCAGATGCAGATGCCACGCCTTCAGGACTACTGGACACCCGCGTTCCCCGGTCAGATGACCGTAACCTGCTGATTAAATTATGGCCAACCTCCCGCTTCGCCAATTGGGGGGCGTGGGGGTAATCACCGACGCCAGCCCGTATGACCTTCCGCCCAATGCTTACTCGGCGGCGAACAACGTCATCTTCTCCGAAGGCCGCGTGCAGCGTGCCCCGGTCTTCAAGCAACTCTTCACCCCGATCCGCTCGACGCTCTCGTACGATGCGGCAGCAGGGACCTACGATGCCAACACAGCCGTCTACAACTCTGCGGAGGGCGGTAGCTCTAACGCTTCTCGCTTTGTCGGTAGCTACACCGACCCCACTGCTGGTGAGACGGTATTCGTTGCCGACAACGATGGAACAATCCGTGCCTACCCTGGCAACGTGATGTCCTTCCAGACCCCGACCACGGGGACTGTATCCAACGACAACGCCTGGTCTCACGCCCAGGTCGCCGGTCTGTCCTTCCTGGCCCGCAAGGGCATGCGCCCGTACGCTCGGAACATCAAGAGCGACTCCCAGTACTCCCTCATGGGCGGCGACTGGGTGGCCACGGACCAGGCGAGCATCGTGCGGGGCTTCAAGGGCTACTGCATCTGCCTCGGGATCAACAAGAACGGCACCGACTACCCCACGATGGTGAAGTGGTCGAACCCGCTTCCGTACTCCACGCCGGTCTCCGGTCTCCAGTGGGACCCGAGCAACACGAACTACGTGGCCGGTGAGAATGTCATCGGTGATATGAAGAACCCGATCCGTGATGGTCTCTCCCTTGGCGAGGCCTTCATCATCTACTCCCAGAACCAGTTGTGGCTCATGGAGTACTCGGGCGACCTGAACGTCTTCAACTTCCGCAGGCTCCCCTTCGAGGGTGGCATCATCAACACGAACTGTGCGGTCGAGGTCGAAAGCAAGCACTTTGTATTTGGCGACAATGACATCTACGTCCATGATGGCATCAGCCGCCAGTCGATTGCGGATGGCCGCGTCCGTCGCCGCATCTTCAGCACACTGGACCGCAACAAGCAGCAGTTCTGCTTCGTGGCCCACGACTCCGTGTCGAAGCTACTGCACTTCTGCTACGCGACCTTGCAGGACGAAGCGCCCTTCGCAGGCACCCAATTCTGCAACCAAGCAGCCACGTACAACTACAAGTCGGACACCTGGTCGTTCATGGACCTGCCGAACATCGTCGGTGGGGCAGAGGCCAATGCTTCGCTCGTTAAGAACTCGTTCCCGGACGTCACGAACAGCTACACCCTGTTCAACACGGCCTATTCGAGCTTCTCGGGTGGTGGAACGCCGAAGCTGTCGATCATGCTCGGGGTATACGACCAGTCCAAGGGCCTTTCGGATTCCTGCGTATATGCCGTCGACCTTCCTACAGTCGGCCTGGTCAATCTCCCTGCCAACACCGAGACGCTCAAGCCCGCCTACGTGGAACGCGTGGGAATCTCCCTGGATACCCAGGGCCTCCCGCTGCGGTCTTACAAGACGGTGCAGTGCGCGGTCCCGGAGTCGTTCTTCGACGACAGCACAGGGACGTTCACGTTCGAATTTGGCTCCTCGGATCTCCCGGAGCAGACGCCGAACTATCGGTCCAAAGCAACCTTCAACCCGAGCAGCGACTACAAGCTCGACATGATGGTCTCCGGGCGCTACCTGTCCTACAAGGTCAGCACCCCCTCGATCTCTAACTTCCAGATCTCTGGCATGGATGTCGAAGTCAAGTCGCTGTCCCGGAGGTAACCCATGGCAGTCACTTTCACCGTACCCCTTCAGAACTACGTCCGCGCAGCACAGCCCCCATTAAAGGGATCCGAGGCCCAGTGGCTTCAGGAAGAGCTAAAGAAGCTCGAGCGTTCGGTCGCCGCTATCAACGCGGCACTGACGCAACTTGCTGCGCGGGTCACGTAACCCTTCAACCGAGAGAGTAATGAACTTCAGTCTGATCGCTGACGACCTCAACGTCCAGCCGCTCCAGGACCGCATGGTCCAGCACCCCGAGCTTTTCGGTCTCTACGACTTCCGCAAGGCTCACCCCCAGTCGCCGCATCGAAACATGACGGACATCTGGCTCCACTACAACGACATCCGCCCGTTCATCGAGCGCGGTGACTTCACGGGCCTCAACGACCCGCATGAGCCGATCTGGTATCCCGTGGCGTTCGATATGCCCGAGGTCTTCCCGGTGGTGATGAAGGTGATGGAGTGCGTCGGGGCCAAGCGTCTGGGGTTCGTCCTGATCACGAAGGTGCCCCCTGGTGGTCGCATTGAGCCGCACGTAGACCGTGGGTGGCATGCAGGCTACTACGACAAGTACTACGTCCCGATTCTCAACAAGCCGGGTTCCACATTCAACTTCCCTGATGGGGTGATCGCTCCGAACGAAGGTGAAGCATGGTGGTTCCGGAACGACGTGCCTCACTGGGTCATCAACGACTCGGACACAGACCGCATCGCAATGATCGTCTGCATCGAGCCTAACGACCGATTAGCCCATGACTACCGTAACAAACCTCTTTCACGAAAGGAAGGGGACATTCGAGTTTGACCTCCTGACCAAACACTTCTTCAGTGACGGCCTTTATGCGAAGCAGATGACGCTTCCTAAAGGCTGCATGGTCGGCACGCACGCTCACACGTACAACCACCTCAGCATTCTCTCCTCGGGCCGCGTGACAGTCCGCACGGATGACACGTCCACCGACTACTCGGCCCCGGCGTGCATCGAGATCGCTGCGGGAGTCCACCACAGCATCCAGGCCCACGAAGACGCGGTCTGGTATTGCATTCACGCCACCGACTGCGCTGACCCCGATAAGGTCGACGAAGTTCTGATACAGAAGGAGTAAACATGCCAGCAGGTTGGGCAGCAGCAGGCGCAGCAGCTATCGGTGCCGTAGGCTCCATGGCATCAGCGTCGACCGCAGCAGACGGTCAAAAGGCGGCGGCGGAAGCCGCAAACAGCCCCTGGTCCCAGGCACAGCCCTTCATCAGTGGCGAGTTCCAAGGGTCCCAAGACGCGCTCCACAATGCCCTGGGCATGGGAACGTACAGCGGACCCCGCGTAGCTGGTCTGAATCCCTACCAGACCCAAGGAGCCGACCAGACCGCATCCTACGCGAACGGTAACGGCATCAACACGGCAAACCAGTTCTACAACACTGGTATGGGCCTCACGCAGACGGGTTCGCAGTATGGCACCAACGCCCAAGGACTCCTAGCGCAGGCACAGCAGGACCCGACCCAAGGGTTCATGAACTACGCAAACGGACTGGCGAACAGTGATATGGCCACGCAGATGGTCAACGCAGCCAACCGCGATGCCTCACGGAACCTGAACGAGTCGCAGCTTCCCTCGCTGGCTGTAACGGCTGCAGGAAACGGTAACACAGACTCCACACGTACCGGGGTGACCCAAGCGATCCTCCAGCGCAACGCTTCGGAGCAGATGGCCGACACAGCGGCACAGATCCGAGGCCAGCTTTTCAACACGGGCCTCCAGACGGCGCAGTCGCAGTACAACGCCAACTCGGATCGTGCCCTCACGGCGAACAACCAGATCGGCAACGCGTACCAGATGGGATCCTCGGCGCTCCTCAACGGTCAGCAGGCGAACGGCAACAACTTCGACCAGTTGAACGCAGCGGGCGGCCTGTACCAGAACCAGCAGCAAGCCCAGTACGGAGCAGCGCAGCAGCAGTTCCAAGAGCAGCAGTCCACCCCGCTGAACCTTTACGGCCAGTACATGAACGTGATCAACGGGAAGTGGGGCGGTCAGCCAGTCAACCCGATTGGGCCTTCAGTCGCAGGTGCGGGACTCCAAGGTGCGGCGGGTGGCGCAATGATGGGCGCGGGTATCTACGACAAGCTCGGTGGATACAGCAGCACAGGCGGCACCAACTTCAACAACAGCGGCTTCACGATGCCTGGCGGCAACGACTACACCACACAGGCCACCACGGCGATGAACGCATCACAGGCCCCCGCAGGTCTCAGCGCGTTCGGCTACTAAGGAGGCCCCAATGGCTTACTCGTTTGACATGCCTCCGGGCATTGACCCGCGCGATGATGGGTCCCACAGCCTCCCGGCGTACCTGGGGCAGGCACTGCAGTTCTATGGGACCGACAAGTCCACGGACCTGCCGTACTACCTCAGCTACCCGATGAACAACCAGGCCGGACAGTCGATGTTCGGCGGCGGCGCTCCCATGCAGTCCCCCGTGGCGCAGGCAATGGCCCCGCAGCAGGCCCCGCAGACCCCCGTGGCGCAAGCCATGGATCCGCAGTCCCCGCAGACTCCGATCACCCAGGCCATGGGCGGCTACCCTAACTCCGATGCCATCCAGGCGATGTTCGCAAACCAAGCTACGAACCCGTCGATGTCTATGGACAACGGTCTGATCGCAGCCGGTTCCGCGATGATGGGTGGCAAGGACTTCAAGACGGGCATGGCTGACGCAGGTAAGGCGTTCAATGACAACTTCGACTCGACGCTCAACCAGCAACGCGAACTGAACACGCCCAGGGTCACCCCGGTGGGCCAGGACGGCGCGTTCTCGATGGTCCAGATGCCTGGCCAGCAGCCGCAGGTTCTGCCGAACAGCCAGGTCCAAGACTACGTCCTGGGCAAGGTCAGAGCGCAGAAGATGCTCGAGATGAACAACAAGATCGGTGAGAACACCATGGAGGCGCAACGGGCCGCCATGAAGCAAGACCAGACGAACGGTAATGCTGCGATCCCGGTGCTCACGAACCTCCAGCAGTCTCAGGCGGGAATGGACGCTGCGCGGAACCTCACGGAGACGCTCAAGACCGACTCGAGCCGCGCTGGGTACCTCAAGGCTTACTCAGCGCTCCCTTCGATGGCCCAGCGTGCTGCAGCGGCGGTGGGTGGCGGCTCGATGGCGCAAGCGGCTGCGGACTACAACACTCTGAATAACGCCAAGATTGACGGCGCGAAGATGGAAGTTGCAGGCCTCAACGGCTCACTCAGTAATGACGAGTGGACCCGCGCAGTTGGATCGGTCCCGAGTCCCTCGGATTCCCCGGCTGTCTGGGATGCGTATTACGAGCGTGCCAACCCGATCCTCAAGAGCCGCATGGACTTCTATACGGGAGTCGTTAAGCGTGGCAGTGAGGCGGCAAACCGTCCGATAACCCCGTACGGCTCTAACGGTCGTCAGGACCTCGGTGTCCCGCAGGCCCCTGCAGCGCCCCAAGCAACTCCTCCTACCAGGTCGTCCACCGGCGCTGGCTACCAACCCGTGCAGGTATCGAGCTTCGCGGAAGCAAGCAAGCTCCCGAGCGGCACGATCTTCACTGACCCCAACGGTAAACAAAGAAAGGTTCCTTAAACCATGGCAGATTCCTGGGACTCGTTCCCTATCGCAAGCCCGATGGACATTGCATTGGACGCAGAGGGTGCGAGTCCCCAGGACGCCGCAGTTGCCCGCAGCATCTATCAGCAAGAGTCCGGAAGCGGCAAGAACACGAAGACGTCCAACGCGGACGCCCACGGCGGGATGCAGATTATCCCCGCGACGTTTCACTCCGTGGCCGACAAAGGATGGGACATCAATGACCCCGTCGACAATGCTCGAGCAGGTGTCCGGTACATCAAGCAGTTGTCGGAGAAGGCCGGGGGTGACCCCGCGCTGACAGCCGCAGGCTACTACGGTGGCCCCGGTGCAATCGACAAAGCACAGAAGGGCATCGCAGTCAGCGATCCCCGCAACCCCAACGCCCCGACGACCCTCCAGTATGGCCAGCAGGTCGCTGGTCGGATCGAGAAGGGGAACTGGTGGGACAACTTCCCGCTAGCTGATGCTTCTTCCGGTGCGTCCACAGCGCCTCAGCAGGCCCCGCAAGACGCAGGCAATGCCCAGGTAGCCTCAGGTGCAGTACAGGCCCAAGGAGCGCCCTCTGGACAGCCCACGCAAGCTGCTTCCGCCCCCGCGAACCCGGACCCTAACGGATACGGCGCACCTCCCCCGAGCGACAACATCCAGTTCGCTCTCCCAGGCCAGAAGTCACCGGCGCAGATCGCAGCCGAGCAAGCAGCCCAACAGCCGCAGAAGGGCTGGTTCCAACGCGCTGCGGACGAGGCCACCGACTCCCCCATCGAAGCCCTCGGTAACGCGGCTCACGGTGTGGTTGATGGCCTCACGTTTGGTATGGCCGACAAGGCCGGTGCAGCCCTCAACGCGGCGGTCAACTACCAAGATGGCGGCTCGTTCTCGGATCGCTACCATAACGTCCTTGGCCAAGTGCAGGACTACGAGGACAAGTCTCCGGCGTTCCTAACTGGCCAGATCGGCTCGGCCTTCGTGCCTGGTGCGGGTGACATCTCCTTGGTCAACAAGGCCATCGAAGCCGTTCCCACGGCCTCCCGTGCTGCCCGAGTGATGGCCGGTGGTGCCGCAGGGATGACCGAGGGTGCCGCACAGGTCCTCGGCCACGCAAACTACCTCGACGACGTCACCCCAGGGCAGCTTGCAACTGGCATGGGCCTGGGAGCGGTAGGTGGTGGTCTTGGTGGTGCTTTCACAAAGGCTACCGACAACCAACTCTCAAACTCGTTCCTGCTGAAGGCAGGCAGCGTCGAGGGTGGGCAGCGTGACGCCCAGATCCTATCCGATCTCCAGTCCCTGGCAAGCCGCGCGACACAGGATGGCACGAAGCTCGGCCCTGCCGATGCCAATGCACTTGCTCGCCGCTACACGCAGGAAGCTGCCGACCAGCTTCGTCAGATGCCGAAGACGGAAGATCGTCAGGCGCTCCTGAGCGCCCTCAACCGCGCTCGGGGACTCAGCGACGACCAGATCAGCGCTCTGCGCCAGCTTCCCAATGGCGATGCGGTGGCGGATGCGATCCAGATGCACCAGCGGACCCTTGCGCTGACCTCCCCGACCCCAGCGAACCTGGGGAAGGTGGCCAGCCTCGCCCGTATGTTGGTCGACAACGGTGCTCTGCATGCGGTCTCCCATGTGGTCCCTGGTGGGAGCCTTCTCACGCTCGCCCCGGTGCGTCACTACGTGATGGGCGCGCTGCTCGGTGGGCGTACGAACCGTACAGCGAACATCGCGTCGGCTCTGCAGCAAGGCCCCATGGCCCAGGCGTTCCTCAAGCGCTTCGGGCAGGGCACCGCTAACCAGAGCGCCCAGGACCTCGCTCAAGCCGCTCAAGCGGCCCAAGCAGCCCGTGCAGCAGCCCAGACGGCAGGCCAGGACGCCCGAGGATTCAAGCAGGGCGACAGCGCTTTCCAACGTGCCCAAGCAGCGGCCCAGCAGGCACGCCAGCAAGCCCAAGCCGCAAACCCGTTCACCCCAGAGGCCCAAGCGGCAGCAAGGGACTACATGTTCCGCGCTCAACAATCTGGACAGGCGAACCGTGCTGGTATGGCTCAACAGTCCCAGCAAGCCGCGCAAGCAGAGGCGTCCGTGGGTCCGCAGATGAACGCAACCCAGGCCAAGGCAGCACAGGCTTACGCCAAGCAGCAGGCCGAGCAGCTTGCGGCCCAGATCGGCCCTCAGGTCACCCCCGCTCAGCGTGCGGCGCTCCAAGCCCAAGAGGCAGCGAACGCAGCCGCGTCGAAGGAGTCCCTGAAGACCCAACTGGCGCAGAAGCAGGCCCTCGCGGACCAGTTCCACAGTGATCCGACCAACTTGCTTGGTATGTCGAACCAGTTCGGCCCTCCACGCAATGCGGATCAGATGTCCGAGTTCTCGAAGGTCATGCGGAGCCAGGCCGAAGCTGCCGCCATGGGTCCCCAGGCCCCAGCGTCCCCGGCTCTCCAAGCGGCCCAAAAGGCCCAAGCGAAGGCTGAGGTGGCTACTCCAGGCAACGTCGCGGTGTGGCGCAATTCCGATACGGACATCCCGGTCACGGTAAAGCACGTCGAGCCGCAGCCAGGCCCAGATGGGCGCACGTACGTCCGAGTCGATCACAACGGCCAGGAGACGTTCGTCCCCGCAGACGAGCTTCAGCCCGCAACGAAGGCCGCACAGGCTCACGTTAAGGCGCAGGCTGCGGAGCGTCGTCTCACCAGCGTAATGGACGGCAGCTTCAACGCTCCCGGCCTGGACACTGGCCACGGACGACTCACGGAACTGATGTCTCACGTCGGTACTCCCGAAGGTCCCATCAGCAACGCCACGGGTCTCCCGACCCTGCAGCGGATCGCCAACGATCATCCCACGCTGGCCCCGAAGATCACCCAACTGATGACCTCAGGAGCCAAGGAGATCGACCGTGCATCGTTCTACGAGATCCAGCGCCTCCTCAAGGCGGAGCATGGTGATCGCACGCCGCAAGCGCTCGCTGAACGGGACGCACGGAGGGCCGCTCAAGCTGCTCCTGCAGGCCCGTCGCCCATCGCACAGGCCACTGGGGACATCCAGAGCGTTCCCGCGTGGAACTCGGCCAAGGAAAGCCGCCAGATCATCCAGAAGCAGGCATTGGCGCAAGCCCAGGACCCTGAAGTTCAGAAGCTGGTGGCCAAACTGATCGACACGAAGAACGTGAAGACTGCTAAGGACCCCAACGAGGCCCGCCAAAAGGCATTCGATGACTTCATGAAGGGTGCGTCTACCGACCAGCAGATTGAAGCGAAGCGCGTTGCCGAAACTTTAATCCGCTACGGAAAATAACCCTTGAAACTCATCGACATTATCCACTTGCTGCGTGCCTTCGACCGTGTGTGGGAAGACGCAGCGCTCACAAACGAGGAAAAACTGGCATGTGGGGAGGAGGTCCTCTTCCAACTCCCCCATTCCCACCTCGTCCCAACCACCCAGGCGACCCTTTTGGCCGCTCAGAAGTCCATACGGACTCGCCTGGACACCATCGAGAAACCCAGTGTCGCAAGCACCGAAACCGGACGCTCGAAAGGGCCGAAAAAACCCGGGAAGTCACTTCGCGAAGCTGAGTCAGACGCCTGAAGGCCGCGCTCAGTTAGCTGAGTGGCGTTCCCGGAGAAAGACTACCCCCAAACGGCCCTTCGGGGCCAAGGCGGGGTGGACCAAACACATGCGCCAGAAGGTTATGGCACACGCCATGGCTGAAGCCAAGCAACTAGTGAACATCATGGAACAGAAAGGCTACAACATCCCCAAGGACGAGTACGCCCGTGAAGGTATCGAAGCAGTGGTAGCCATGGTGCGTCTGACGGACATCAGTCCCAAGGACCGCCTTGCTGCGGCCCGCACGCTCCTCGACTTCACGATGGCGAAACCCGCCACCGACACCAACCTGAACGTTAAGAAGGCCGAGGATTTCCTCGCTGACCTGGCGAAAGATATGGACACCGAATGAGTATTGACGCCGTGCGAAAGCGGCTATTCGAGGACTTCGAGTACTACGCCAAGCACGCGCTCAAGATTCGAACGAAGGAGGGGACGGTCGTTCCCCTTGTCCTCAACGACGCCCAAAAGATTTTCATGAAGACTGTCATCCGACAGCTTCAGACAACCGGCAAGGTCCGCGTGGTGGTCCTCAAGGGACGCCAGCAGGGCCTGTCGACCATCATCGAGGGGATCATCTACTGGTGGACGAGCCAACACAAGGCCGTCAAGTCCATCGTTATGACCCACCTCGGGGAATCCACGAAGGCCCTGTTCGACATGGCCAAGCGGTATCACGAGAACGTCCCCGAGATCCTCCGTCCCCATACGAAATACTCGTCCCGCCGCGAACTCTCCTTCGACCTGCTCGATAGCTCCTACATGGTGGCTACGGCAGGCGGTGAGGGTGTCGGTCGAGGCGAAACCATTCAGTTGGCCCACCTGTCCGAGGCAGCGTTCTACCCGCCCGCCACGGCCAAGGACAACATCAACGGCCTCATGCAGGCCATCCCGAGTTCCCCTGGCACCTTCGTGTTCGTCGAGAGCACGGCCAACGGCATCGGAAACCCCTTCCACAACATCTGGACCTCGGCGGTCGAAGGAAAGTCCGACTTCGAGGCTGTCTTCATCCCCTGGTTCGTCCAGAAGGAGTACCGGTCCCCGGTGTCCAAGGGTTTCTCCAGGACCCCCAAGGAAGACGAGCTAGTCAAGCTCTACGGTCTCGACGACGAGCAGCTTATGTTCCGTCGACACAAGATCGCGATCAACGGCGACGAGATGTTCATGCAGGAGTATCCCTGCCACGCCGACGAAGCCTTCCTGACCTCAGGTCGCCCGGTATTCCACACGCAACAGATCCACGGACTCATGCAGATCGCTCCGGACATCAAGGTCCGCATGGAGTTGATCGGCGAGTCCCTCGAGGAAGCCCCTCGCGGCGACCTCCTTCTCTACCGCCTCCACGATCCCGGCGAGACGTACTACATCGGTGCGGACGTGGCTATGGGCTACAAGGGCGGGGACTGGTCTGTAGCACAGATCCTCGACTCGCAGAAACGACAGGTCGGCGTCTACCGATCCCAGGTACACCCCGACTACTTCGCAACAGTGTTGGACAAGATCGGCCAGTTCTTCAACACGGCCAAGATCGGCGTGGAAAACAACAACCACGGCATTCTCACAGCAACCCGCCTAGGCAAAGACCTCTCCTATCCTAATTTGTACTTTGAGACGCACGTCGACAAAGAGACAGAGGATGAGACGGTCGTCTATGGCTTCCGCACCACCGTCAAGACCAAGCCTCTCATCATCGACAAGCTCCGCGCTTCGTTCCGTGAGAAGGACATCGAGGTCAACGACAAGGTGACCCTCAGGGAACTCATCACTTACGTGGTGACCGACGAGGGGAAGATGCAAGCGGAACCCGGGTGCTTTGACGACTGCGTAATGTCCCTCGCAATCGCGAATTTCATCCACGAAGGTCGCTTTACTCCTGTTGAGAGTACAGATGACTTCTACATCGAAATGATTTAATGGATAAGGCTTCCAAGAAGTTCAAGCCTGTGTCGGAATCGGAACTCAAGGCTCTCGTCGAGAAGTACTCCACCTCCAGTGTCGAGTACTACTCATCGAAGCTGTCCGACGAGCGCAAGAAGGTCATGGAGTACTACCATGGCGAAAAGCCCGCTCCTTCCCACGCAGGTAATTCGAAGTACGTCTCAATGGACGTGTTCGATGCTGTGGAATCTCTCAAAGCTGTCTTGCTCGAGACCTTCAGCGCAGGCAACAAAATCGTATCGTTCGATCCGCAGACCGACAATGACGTCGAACCCATGCGGATCGCAACGGAGTACGCGGACTACGTGATCCACCGTCAGAACGACAGTTACGGCACGTTCGCCTCGGTGATCCAAGACGGCCTCATGGCCCGCACGGGCATCGTAAAGGTGTTCTGGGACAAGCGTGAGGAAGAGCAGGAAGAGGAGTTCAGTGATGTAGACGTCGACTCCCTCGAGATGCTCCAGTCCCAGGAAGACGTTAAGGAAGTGAAGGCCGAGCACGACCCGGAGACGGGCCTGTTCAGCGGCACCATCACGCGCCTGATCGACAAGTCCCAGGTCCGCTACGTCCCCATAGCACCCGAGGAATTCCTCATCACCTCGACGGCCCCCAGCATCGAGGAGGCCCACTTCGTGGCCCACCGGACCCGCAAGACGAAGTCCGAGTTGATCGCCATGGGCTACGACAAGGATCTGGTCTACAGCGTCGGAACGAACGATGACGACGAGTTGTCCATGTCCCCCGAGCGGCTCGCCCGCTTCGAAGACATAGGCACCGGAGTGACCAACCTCGAGGAGGACCAGGACCAGGAGCAGACGGAACACGTGCTCATCACCGAAGCCTACATGCCAATCGACATGGATGGCACCGGTGAGGCGAAGCTGTGGAAGGTCACGATGGCCGGTACGGACGTCCTTCTCGACAAGGAGCAAGTCGACCGCAAGCCGTTCATCTGCTTCACGCCGCTCCCGCTCCCCCATGCATTCTATGGTGGCAACTATGCGGCCCGCGTCATCCCGACGCAGAACGCCCGCACGGTGCTCGTCCGAGGCATCCTGGATCACACGGTCATCACCAACAACCCGCGCCTCATGGTGGTCAAGGGTGCCGTGCAGAACCCCAAGGAACTCCTCGAGAACCGAGTCGGTGGCCTGGTCAACGTGTCGCGCCCAGATGGCATCCTCCCGATGCCGCAGTCGGGCCTGAATCCCTTCGTATTCCAAACGATCCAGATGTTGGACGAGGACAAGGAAGAGGTGACAGGTGTGTCGCGGTTGTCCCAAGGGTTGAACAAGGACGCCATCTCGAAGCAGAACTCGCAGGCATCCCTGAACGACATGGTCAGCCTGTCGCAGCAGCGCGAGAAGATCATCGCCCGCAACTTCGCGAACCACTTCGTCAAGGAGTTGTACCTCGAGGTGTACCGCCTGGTGCTCATGAACGAGAAGCAGACGAAGGTGGTCCGCATCGCTGGCAACTTCGTGCGGGTCGATCCGACGGAATGGTCGGAAGAGGTGACATGTACCGTCGAACTGAAGCTCGGATACAACGAGCAACAGCAAGAGGCGATGAAGTTCCTAACGATCCACTCGACGCTTGCCGCTGACCCTGGTAACGCACGCCTCTACACCGAAGCCAACCGATACGCCGTGTTCAAGACTGCCCTCGAGAAGACGGGCATCAAACAAGTCAACCAGTTCCTCACCGATCCGAAGACCCTGCCGCCCCCGCAGCCTGACCCGTTCAAGGTCCAGGAGATGCAGTTGGAGCAGCGCAAGGTCCAAGTCCAGGAGTCTGTTGCTCAAACCTCCGCGAAGAAGACCGACCAACACGCTCAAATCGAGATGCTCAAGCTCCAACTGGAGAAGATGCAGATGCAGATGGAGCAGGTCATCAAGGGTCGCGAGGTGGATGTGAAGCAGTTCGTGGCCGAGTCCACGGCAGCGCTGCACACGCAAGAGCTTCACCTGGCCGAGAAGGAGATGGAGAAGAACCCGCCGCAAACCCAAGCGGTTCTCAGGACCTAAATGGACCAAACCCTAATGCTCCAACGCGGCACTGCTGCCGAGGAGCTTCTAGCAAACGAGGCGTTCATCACTTCGGTGAACGAACTCTACAACCAATATTTCGCCGAGATCACTGCAAGCGATCTGAACGCCAAGGAGTTGCGGGAGAACCGCTTCTTCCAGCTTCGGGCGCTGCAGGACATCACGAACGAACTTCGGAGTTGGGTCACGCAAAAAGACTCGCTCCTTTCCCCCCACTGAAGAGTAAACCACATGACGACCACCACCCAATCGGGCGTGGCTGATGCTGCGCCGTCATTCGAAGCACTAGACGAAGCTGACGCAGCAAATGAATTTCTGAACCGATGGAGTGAAGAGGACCCGGCAACGGCATCCGAAGACCCTGAGGACGAAGACCCGCGCGACGAGGATGATGAACCAGTCGAGCGGGAGGAAGCCGATTCCGAACCGGAAGCGGACGCAGAAGAGACCGAGGACCCTCAAGAAGAGACCGAGGAGTCGGAAGGTGATCAAGAAGGCGAAAGCGAAGAGGAAGCCCCGAAGAAGGGCAAGACCCTCGACGACGAAGCCAAGGTCAAGATCACCGTCGACGACGAGGAACTCGAGGTATCCGTCAAGGACCTGAAGCGCCTGTACGGCCAAGAGAAGGCACTGACGCAAAAGTCGCAAGCCGTAGCGGAGCAGCGCAAGGCAGTCGAGGCAGCAAACCAGAAGGCAGCAGCACAGCTTGATCGCCTCCACCAGAAGGCCCTGGCCCGATGGGAGCCTTACGCGAAGATCGACATGCTGGTCGCAAGCAAGCAACTGGACGCTGATTCTTTCGCAGCCCTTCGCGCCGAGGCCCAGGCAGCCTACGAGGAAGTGCGTTTCATCACCCAGGAAGTTGACCAGTTCGTTGCAACTGCGAACGATCAACGCCAGAAGCAAGTCAAGGAAGCGGCCGCGAAGGCCGTTGAGACGCTCTCCAAGAGCATCCCCAACTGGAGTCCGAAGGTCTACGACGAGATCCGTTCGTACGCGATCTCCAAGGGAATGCCTGAAAACGTCGTCAACTCGGTAGTGGAAGCTGCCGGTCTCGAGATGATGTACAAGGCAATGAAGTTTGACCAGGCCAAGTCGGTCGTGACCAAGAAGGTCAACAAGACTCCCGCCAAGGTCCTCAAGCCCAACAAGGTTGTCTCCTCGTCGGCCAACAAGGTCGACACCACCACGAAGCTCAAGCAGCGCCTGGCGAAGTCGGGATCCACCGATGACGCTGCGGACTTGTTCATGGCTCGCTGGTCTTAACCCAACACTCTCAAGTACCCCAAGGGCAGCACACACATCCTCGCGGCCCTCACTCCATCTTTAGGAATACACACAATGAGCAGCACTGCATTCAAGACGTACGATCAGGTCGGTATCAAGGAAGACATCTCGGACGTGATCTCGAACATCAGCCCGACGAATACCCCCTTCCAGACGTTGGTGAAGACCGAATCGGTCCACAACACGTTGTTCCAGTGGCAAGAAGACAGCCTCGCGGCAGTCGGTTCGAACGCTGCAGTTGAAGGTGCAGATGCTTCGGATAGCGCAATGAACGCTACCACGATGCTGTCGAACTACACGCAAATCTTGACGAAAACCATCCGCGTGTCGAACACTGCTGACAAGATCAGCACCTACGGTCGCGCCAAGGAAACGGCACTGCAACTCTCGAAGAAGTCAGCAGAACTGAAGCGTGAACTCGAGTACGCACTCATCGGTACGGCGCAGAACGCTGCGGTCGGTAACGAGACCACGGCACGTAAGTTCGGCAACGTGTTCGGCACGGGTGCCACGGGTGCAGCGCTGATCGACGCGGGCAACGTGATCGACCACACGGCAACCCCGGTTGCTCTGTCGGAAAACGACATCCTGACCGCGAACCAGAAGCTGTATGAAGGCGGCGGCGAAGCGAAGATCATGATGATCAAGCCTGGTGACTCGCTCACCGTGGCGGGCTTCACGGCTGCTGCTGGCCGTACGCGCTTCTTCGATGGCTCGGCAGACAAGACGGTCGTCAACGTGGTCGATCTGTACGTCTCGCCGTTCGGTGAGCAGAAGGTCGTGCTGAACCGCTTCATGAAGGCCGACTCGGCACTCCTGTTCGCTCCGGAGTACTGGAAGATCGCTGTGCTGCGTCCGTGGACCCGTATCCCGCTCGCAGTGACCGGCGATGCGAACCGCACGCAGTTGATTGGCGAGTTCTCGCTGAAGCACCTGAACCAGAAGGCGTCGGCTGCAATCCGTGGCCTGACGGGTTCGAACGTCACCATCGGCCAGTAATGGCCCTGGGGTCCGTCCGTGACGGGTAAGAGGGGAGAGGACGTGTGCCTCCTTCCGCCCCTGTAGTTCCCTTCTGAGGCCCACTCGCGGCCTCTCCAAATTCCTTTACAGCCGGTGCCGGTCCACTCTCGCCGCGCATCGGCCTTTTTCTTCCCCATGATCCAACTCGACAATGGCGTCAACGTGTCGGTCCAGTCCAACGTGGACGGCCACATCATCGAGACGCATCAAGTAATCCCCGACTCCCTCCTGCAATCACTGGCCGACAAGCGCCTTGCCTCCCACAACGTGCGGGAGCGCGAAATGATGCACGTAGCCTCCATCCCTGCGGCCCTCGTAGACAAGTGGTACCGCGATGGATATGACGTGTTCCAGGAGCCGATCAAGAAGACCGTGGCGAAGCTCAAGAACGAGAACCTCGAGTACTTCCTCGCCACCGAAAAGGCTATCTAAGACATGAACCTTCTACAACTCCGCACGAAGCTCGCAGCGATCCTGAACCGAAACGACGCAACCACGGAGTTGCTGAACGAGTTCCTCGGAATGGCCCAGACGCGTATCGAGCGCACGCTCCGCATTCCTGGCATGGAGAAGATGATGATCACCCAGGGGACCCAAGACGTTCCCTCGGACCAGATTGTCCTACCTCCCGATTTCCTCAGCCTCAAGTACCTCTACAGTGACTGCGGTCTCATGGAGACCAGGGACCTCGGGCACTTCCTGAGGCTCCAAACGGCCCCTGGGGACCCACGGTACTACGTGCGTGTGGGCGGCTCTCTCCTCATCAAGCCGACTCTCCCTGCGGGCCACCAGACCACGATGGTCTACCACGCAGCGCAGCCTCCCATGGTTGCGGACACGGACGAGAACCTCTTCGGCCAGATCGCTGCCGACCTCCTTATCTACGGTGCCCTTAGCTACGCGACGGACTACTTCGTCGACGACCGCACGGCCACGTTCGAAGGACGTTTCAACCAACTCTATGGCGACCTGGACGAGCAGGCCCGCATGACTGACATGGAGCAGTCGGCAATGGCCGTCTCCCCTGCCTACAACACGGACTACTGATCAACAGATGACCACCTCCTTCTTTTCGGGCACCAACGTGGCCCCGGAGGCTGACTCGACCAACGCACTGATCGACAACCTCACGTCTCAGGTCGCCACGGTTACCGCAGCGAACTCCCAAGCCCAAGCGGCAGCAGTGCAAGCCGAAGCCTCCGCGAGCAACGCCGCGATCTCCGAGACCAACGTGTCGTCCCTGGCCCAGCAGGCAACCACCACGCTGAACCAGGCCAACGCCGCTATCGCTACGGCTAACACCGCAGTGGCCTCGACGAACGCTGCGGTAACTTCCTCGGCAACGAACGCCAACACGGCAACGACCCAGGCAGGCATCGCGACGACTCAGGCCACAGCCGCCTCGACGAGCGCGACCAACGCGGCCACCTCGGAATCCAATAGTGCCGCCAGTGCAGCAGCGGCCCTTGCCAGCCAGAACGCTGCGAAGACGTCTGAGAACAACAGCGCCTCGAGTGCGTCGTCTGCTTCCGCTTCGGCTTCCTCAGCATCTACCAGCGCCACCACGGCGACCAATCAGGCATCCTCAGCATCGACGAGCGCCGGGGCTGCATCGTCAAGTGCCGCAGCGGCCTCGACCAGCGCCTCAAGCTCGGCTACTCAGGCGACCAATAGTGCGAACAGCGCCTCGGCTTCGGCAACTTCGGCGTCTCAGGCCGCGACCAGCGCAACCAATGCGGCGAACTCAGCAACTGCAGCCGCTACCTCGGCAACGAATGCCCAAAGCATTCTCTCTTCTGTTATCGGCAAGAACCGGATTATCAACGGGGACATGCGGGTTGCTCAGCGTGGCGCCTCGTTCAGCGCTGCCCCCTCAGTCTCGGTGTATGACTTGGACCGCTGGTGTGTATCCTCGACAGGCACCGGCTGCACGCTGAACATTGTCCAAACATCTCTTACCGATGAGAACGGATTAGCGAAGTTCTTCCGGACTGCAAGCGTTTCCGTTGTCCCTACCAGCCTAGCCAGTACAAACTCCCTTCAGCCTCATCGTCAGGTTATTGAGGGCTTGAATTGCTATGACTTGGTGGGTAAGCAGGTCACGGTTAGCTTCACTGCGCGGGGAACCGCCCCAGGGACCTACGCCGTATCTCTTCGTGATGGTGGCGCTACCTACTCGTGTGTCAAGACTTTCAACATTGCCACTACTGGTGCTGCTGTTCGATATTCCGTTACCTTCCCGACTCTCCCATCGAGCATGACGGTTCCTGAGAGTCCCGCAGCTGGCCTAATCCTGACGATTGGGGCTTTGAACACAGGTTCCCTTCAGGCATCTTCGGCTAACACTTGGACGGCTGGTAACTTCGTTTCCGTGGCTGGGGTTACGAATTGGTCTACCACGATCAATAACAACCTTTCCATTACGGATGTCCAGGTTGAGGAGGGGGCTGTGGCGACTCCCTTCGAGCGCCGTTCGTACGGCCATGAACTCTCACTGTGCCAGCGGTACTACGAGAAGTCATACACCGATGGTGTAGCTCCCGGTACTGCCAGTTCACCGGCTGGTGCGTGGGATACGGCGGGCTATAACACAAGCTGGTTCACGGCCCCTACCATCCCTTTCCGCGTAACGAAGCGAGCGGTGCCCACGATTGCGTTCTACAGCCACATTAGTGGCGCGGCTGGTAAGTTCTATGACAACAACGCGGGCGCAGACGTTACCGCTGCAGTCGGCGGGTTTACTGGAGTAAACAGCTTGCAGGCTTATGGCAACAGTTTACTTGTGGCGGGACATGAATACATGTTCCACTGGACTGCCTCTGCGGAACTCTAAACAATGACCTACACACTCAATCAACTCGGTGGAATAGTTCGGAACTCCGATGGTGCCTTTATACCCCAAGATGAAGCCAATTCGGATTACGCTGCGTACCTGCTCTGGGTCTCCCAAGGCAACACAGCGACTCCCTACAGTCCCCCTCAGCCTACCCCGGCAGAACTCCAGGCCCTCCTAACGTCCACCGTCCAGTCCCTCATGGACGCCAAGGCCCAGTCGTATCACTACGACGACCTCACCACGGCTGTGACATACGCGGACGAACCCTCGGTCCCTAAGTTCCAAGAGGAAGGCCAAGCGTTCCGTGCGTGGCGGTCTCAGGTATGGAACACGGCCTACAGCATCTTGGCTGATGTCCAGGCAGGGACGCGAGGGTTCCCCACGGTCTCTGAGGTCCCTGGGCTTCTCCCTCCGTTCCCGCTGGATTAACCCTCGACTAACGCCATGCAATACCTATGGAACCTCCTGGTCTCTCTGGACCAGTTCGTTAACACCGTAGCGGGTGGAGACCCCGACGAAACCATCTCGAGTCGCGCAGCGAAAGCTGAGGCTGAGGGGAAGCGTTGGGGCTGCATCCTCTGCGGTCTCCTAAACCGGATCCAGAAGGACCACTGCCAGAGATCCCTGGAACCCGACGAGGGCGCAAGGGCCATCATCCCCGATTAAGCCTCACAAAGGATTTAAACATGACATGGTGCGACGAAGCACTGAAACTTATTAAGGAGTTCGAAGGATGCCGCCTCAAGGCATACCCCGACCCTGCGACCGGTGCCGCACCATGGACCATTGGGTACGGCGCAACGGGACCCAAGATCGGCCCAGCAACGGTATGGACCCAAGTCCAAGCTGACCAGGATCTCCTGGACCGCGTGGAGGCCCTCGGGAAGCACATCGACTCCGAGGTCAAGATCGAACTCTCGGACGAAGAGAAGGCCGCCCTGTGCAGCTTCATGTACAACGTGGGCACGGGCAACTTCGACCACTCGACGATGTTGGCACTCCTTAACAAGGGGGACGTCGAGGGAGCAGGGCACGAGTTCGTGAAATGGAACAAGGCAGCAGGCAAGGTCATGGCTGGCCTGGTCGCACGCCGTGATGGTGAAATGGCTGAGTTTTTTCTCGGCCTCAAGGAGGTGGCATGACCTGGACTGATATCGCAGGCGCGGTCACGAACCTCGCCCCTACCATCGCAGCGGCCATCGGTGGTCCTCTCGCAGGCACCGCAGTCACGGCCCTCGAGCACGTCTTCGGTCTCACCCCGGGTTCCAACGACCCCGTGGGGCAGCGCCAGGACGCCGTGGCCCAGGCGATCTCCGGAGCCACTCCCGAGCAGCTTGCAGCCGTGCGAAAGGCCGACCAGGACTTCCAAGTGGCTATGGCCACGCTGGGGTTCAAGGATGCCGAGGCCCTCGCGGCGCTCAAGGTCCAGGACGTGGCCGGTGCCCGCACCATGCAGACCTCCACGCGCTCCTGGGTCCCACCGATCCTTACCCTGGTCATCACCATGGGCTTCTTTGGCCTGGTGGCGGGGATGATGTTCCTCAACACCCCGGACGCCAACAAGGCGATCCTGTACAGCCTCATCGGCTCGTTGGGCACTGCCTGGCTGGCCACCATTCACTTCTGGTTCGGTGACACGAACTCGAGCAACGACAAGACCACGCTGCTCGCGAAAGCGCAGCCGATTGAGTAACGAAAATGGAAGACAACATCGACAGCCGAGTAGCGAAGCTGGAGTTCAGGATGGACGCACAGGAAGAGAAGCTCGAGGACCTCGAGGACTCACAGGAGGACTTTGGGACATCCCTGAAGGCCATCGAGAAGGTCCTGCTGCAGATCAAGTGGGCACTGTACGGCGGTGGCATGGTGTTCGCTGTGAACGTCTTGGGCCTCAAGGAAGTGGTGACGAAGCTCGTCCTCCACTGATACGACTTGACGTAATAGAAGTTATCAACTCTTCGGACCAAAAGAAAAGTCCCGCCGAAGCGGGCTTTCCCGTGTCTAGCCAACCCTTACGCTCACTGGCCCTAGGAAGCTTCGAGCGGTCGTCACATGCGAACTTGAGGAGGGCACATGTGTCGCTCTCATTATAGCCAGGATAGCGCCCGCAGTGAAAAAATACCCCCTCGGGAACCCATTACGGGAACCTTGAGGGGGTCTTTTTCGACTTCAATTGTTGACGAGTGTGGCTCCGCAGGTGGTCGCGCAGAGCTTCAGGGACGAGTTGCACTGGAGCTTCTGGATCCCTGGGGTCAGAGGATTGGACGACAGGCATTCGTTGTAGGCGTCCGAGCAGTGCATGGAGCACGAGCGGTCGGCGTAGCGCCAGTCGAAGTCAGGGGTCGCACAGGCCGAAAGGGACAGGGCTGTGGATAAGGTAGCGATGAGCATCTTCATTGTGGATAACTTTTCTCTATTGTTAAGGTAAACATCTTTCTCGTTAGGGTGTCTTGGGTGACACCTATTCCCGGTGAATTGGTGCCTTGGAAGACACCTATTAATTAGTGACAGGTCGCACCCCTGATACGTGTCACCGATGACACCTATTTCAACTTGTCCCGCAGCTTCTCCCGAATCGCCGGGTCCAGTTTGTCCATATTCTCCAGCAGGCTCTGCATGTTGAACTGCGCGGAGTGGTCGTTGAACACGTTCACTGTCAGGTTCTCGATGCTGATTATCTTGGCCCCCGCGAAGTCCCCGGTCATCATCACGTGCTTCAGTTCTGCCACAGCATTCTTCACACCATCCGGAACGTAGTCCCACGTAGCGGCAGCTACGGGCCTCCCCTGGTCATCCGAGATCCCCACGCGCTCCCGCAGTGTGTAGACGTTGTTCCGCCCTTTCTTCTCTCTGGTGATGTACCCCATGTCCTCCAGGGTCTTCAGTTCCCTGAGCACCTGGCTCTTGGACAGCCCTGTCTTCGTCATGAGGACGTCGATTCCCGGCCACGCCTTGCCTGTCTTGAAGTTGGTATGAGACTTAATGGAGCAGTAAGTGAGGAAGGCGTTTCCGCCCATCTTCGCGGCGTCCCCGTTCTCGAGCATCGCCCGGAACAGGTGGAACCACACAGTCTCAGCCGCGAACATGTCCGCCTGCTGCGGTTCCGGCGCGTTCATAGGAAGCCCTCCTCCTCTGCCTTGGCGATCTCCGCGTCCAGGGCTGCCTCTAGGACATCAGCCACGAACCCCTTGCCGCTCTTGATGCGCCCGAGGCTCTTCAGTGTGTTTAGCTTCGTCCGGATCCGCATGGGGACCTCGAAGTTTACCTTGATCACCTCGTCCTGCCCCTCCCACGTGCGGCGGCGGATAGCTTCCTTCCTTGCTTCCCTCGAAGTTTCCTTCGTTCCTTCAAAGGAAGGTTCCTTGGTTCCTTGGTTACTTCCTTCTTTCCTTGGTTCTAGGGCCGCTGGCGCGGCTCCTCCTTTCTGCACCACGGCCCCCAAGGAGATCGACTTAGACATGTGCCTTCTCCCGCTTGGGTGGGGCGATGAACTGGCTCACGACGAAGTCCGCCACTTGGTCAATAACGATGGCCCCGGTGCCCTTGTTGTGCTCCTTAAAGACGCCGCCTGGGATCATGGCCATCCAGTAGCCATTGAGCTTCGGTACGTTGTGGGGGATCACAGGACCCATAGCGGCTAGATTGCGGGTTGCGTCGAGCGCTACGGCCTTCCCGTTCGTCTCGTTGAGCAGGAAGAAGAAAGGCTTTCCGAGGCCCTTACACATAGCGACCGTAGTCTTCGCCGCGCGTATGTCATGCGGAGAGTGCTTCACAGGGATGATGACCATGTCGGCCAGTTTTATGGCCTCCTCGTTGATCGCGTGGTCCTGCGGAGGGGTGTCGACTACACACCACGCGTACCCGGCGCTTGCAAGCTCTGCGTGTTTCCTGGGGAGGTGTGCCACGTCTTCGACCAATGCAAACGCAGGGGTCTCCTTGGTCCTGTCGTTCCACCATGCCGAGAGGGACCCTTGGGGGTCTAGGTCCATAGTCACTACGGGGCCGTGCCCCAGGTCCTCTAGAGCACACGCGAAGTGCGCCGAGTGCGTGGTCTTTCCGCTGCCGCCCTTCAGGCACGAATACACGATGGTCCTCATTCTGGCTCCAAGGTAGGAAGGAACGAATGAAAGAATAAAGGAAACTTCCAAGGAAGGAAACTTGGTTCCTTGGTAGACCAAAGCCCCGACAGAGCGGGGCACTGATCACTTCGCCTTGGTGAACCTATCGATCACCGCATCGGCCATCTCGTTTGCCGCACGGTCCAGAAACACCTGCATCGACTTCATCCCACCCACGTTCTCAACGATCCACTTGACCTTGAGGTACAACTCCGGTTCCATCTTGAAGTTGTACCCCATGCGCGGCTGCGCTTGGATTATGTCTGGGTTTTCCCAAGGGAAGCGGGCCGACTTGGTCGCCTCCTCGCGGGCTAACTCCTGCAATCGGGCGATCTCCGCTTGTGCCGCCCTCAACTGCTCCTCAACACTCATCGCCGCTTTGTCTGCTGCCTTTGAAGCTACCTTAGCAGGAGCTACACTCTTGCCCGATACTGCGTTCATTTGGCTGGTCCTCGTTTGTGTTTTCAGTGCTTGTACTGTACAGGTTCGTGCAGTCCCTAGCAACCTTTACCACTTCTGTTAGTGTGGTACATCTAACACAGAGGCCAAACTCTTCCCAAGCGTGGTCCCAGGTGCTATAGGAGCACTCGAGATTCCCGTCGATCAGCAGGTGGTGCTGGTGCGACTCGGGGTCTTCCTCGGTGCCTTCGGAGACCAAGGACACCGTAGTATTATCAGACAAATAGGCAGAGATCAGTTGCATGTTCTTTGAGGGGTCAAGATTCGTTACAACTTGTTGCAAACGCTTTCGCGGCGGCATTAAATGTAGCATTTGAAGGAAAGGTTTACAAGTAGGATGAATGTGACAAAAACCCAACAGTAAACTTTCCCTAAGTTAGAGGATTACCGCACAGCCGCCAGCAGGTCCTCGTCCGAGATGTGGGCGTAGCGCATCGTCGTCTGTATCTTACGGTGTCCGAGGAGCTTCTGGACTACCGCGATGTTCCCAGTCCTCGACAGCGTCCGGGTTGCGGCGGTATGTCGCAGGGCGTGAAGGACGAAGTCGTCGTCCCCCTCGAGGCCCATAGCCACCTTCAGGCGCAGCCATACAGCCCGCAGTTTCCCCTCGTCCAGGGCGAAGGGCAGCCCCTGGGCAATCGCATCCTGAGCACGGACGCTGAGGGGCACCGAGCGGGGCTTCTTCGTCTTGTTGACCCACAGCCGAACCCACGGTCCATCCACGTTCTTCGCCTCGAGCTTCAGGATCTCCGAGCGGCGCATTCCGGTGTCGATGGAGACCGTAAGGAACCTAGCGACCTCGGCCTCTCCCCAGGTGTCCAAGAGGGCGAACATCTGAATTTCTTCGACTTCTGTCAACCAGCGGGTGCGTCCCTCCGTTTCTTCCTTCCATTCGAACTTCGGCATCTTGGCGAGCCACTCGCGCTCGAAGCCGTACTTGAGGACCGTGTGGATGTTGGCCAGCTTGCGGTTGACCGTGGCGTCCGCGATGGTCCCTTGGACCTCCAGGATGAAGTCGTCGATGGTCGTCGTCCGGACGTCCTCGAGGGCCAGGTTGCCGACCACCTTGATGAACTGCTCGACGTTGCGGTAAGCGGTGAGTTCGTAGGCCTTGCCGCGCCACAGGGCCTTGGCGGCGATCCGAAGGAGTTCGTGGAGGTTCTTGGGAGCTTGTACCGGCTTGGTGGTCTTCATTCTTGTTCTCCTTTGGTCTGAAGGTATCTTCTCAGGTTCTTGAGACGACTTCTGTCTCGATCCGCACTGCTGTGTTCGCTTCCGTACACACATTTGTTCAGTGCGCAATTGCCGTAGATGTGACTGTACCAACTTGTACGACACGATGCAACTGTCTGATGAAAAAAAATCCCCCGACCGAAGTCAGGGGAAAACTTACCGCGAGAGGGGATCAGTTGAACAGGATCCAGAGGACGAGGAAGAGGAGGAGGGTTTCGCCGAAGGTCATTCGTACACCACCGCGTCGATGCCATAGTCACAGCCATCGTAGATGTAGCCACCACAGCCCCCTACGACCACCGAGGGTCCCCACCAGGCGAACGGGTCGTAGTAATAGACGCTACCACCGAGCAGGAGGATTGCGAGGATGACCACGGCGATGAAGATCAGCACGTCAGCGCCCGAAGACTGGGCCATTCCACTCGAGGTCACGTAGACCGGAGCGGGGGCCACGTAGGGAACCATGGGAGCAGCGACGATCACCGGGGGCCTCGCGACGATCACAGGGCGCGGGGTGTAGATCGGGACCACGGGACGCGCAATGATCACAGGGCGCGGAGCGATGTAGACAGGGCGTGGGGCCACGTAGACGCGGGCCATCGGGGCCGAGCGGAAGCCACCACCGTAGTAGGCTGCGTTGGCGCTGGTCGTCGAGAACAGGCCGATGAAGGTGATGATCGCGAGGAAGCCCAGGAAGAGGGCTGCGTACGGCTTGTGGAACTTGGGTGCAGGGATCATGCGAAAGTCCTTGTATTCAGCTTGGTCACCCAGAAGCCGTCGGCGTTCTTCGCCATACCCTGGGCATTCATTTGCATCGGTGTGAGGCAGCGGCGGGGGTTCTCTTCGTTCCCGAAGTCCCCACGGCGATGCTTCTCGAAGGCCACGGTCGAGTTGAAGAACTCGGCGCAGCGCGGGCACTGGTTGCGGTCGCCGGTGAGCTTCATTTATGTTTGGTCATCTCGTAGTGCAGGGTCCACCGGAGCCGCGTGGAGAGAATCTGGATCTCCTTGGCAAGCTGGTAGATGTCTTGGTTCACTTGGTTCGACCGCGTCATCTCGTCGAGCTTGGTGATTCGCTTGGCCAGTTCGATCTGGAGTTCCACCGAGAGCACCTCGGACCCTATGGCCAGTTCTTCGTAGATTTCGTGGGTGTCCTTGATCATTCGTGGGTCACCGTAATCCGCAGAGCGGTCGCGTAGGGGAAGAAGTGCGTCACCTTGCGGTCGTTGGAGTAGACCGACAGCATCGTGTCCCCGAAGGACCACGCAAAGTCCCGCCCACTGTACTGGTGCGCGGTTCCGTTGTAGACGTATAGGGTTGAGCGATTCATTCGACGATCTCCAGGCGCACCTTGGCCACCTGCCACTGCCCCCCGTTACCAGCACGGGCCTTGGCCTTCGCTTCGCTGCGGTACAGGTGCGGGGCCGACGAGGTGCCCGAGGGGCCACCCATGAAGGTTCCAAGGGCTGCCTCGTAGCGCGAGTAAGGCCCGCTCGGGACCGTGGTCTTGACCAGCGCCCAATAGAACTCTTGGTTCTCGAGCTTCATTGCGTGAGTTCCTTGAAGAACAGGTCGAAGAAGTCCGCAGGGACCCACGACTCATGGTTGTTGTACGAAGGGATCACGACCTTGTATCCCGGGA